TTCAGACCAGGCTCTAGTTCTTTAACTAGTTGTGCTCTTGATATAGCCATAGTTATTTATCTCCTTATTCGCTATTAGTTGTATAGGTGTGAAGCCGAACCAATTACAACAACGACATCACTGCCTGCTGCTGTATAATCGTTTTGACCCGGGATATTAGCGCCTCTTACCAATGTAAACATTGAAGCGGCGTTTACTGTTGCAATAGAAAGTCTTTCGTCAGACATACCACTGATACCAGTTGCTCCGTTATCACCTGTGTTATAGTTAAGACCAACATCATTTTGTTGCCAAGCTGCGTTAGATCTCATATTGAATTCCTGATTAGGATTGTCCAATACAAAAGCAGTTCCGTCACTTGAACCAGTGTTGTAGTCAGTTCCAAAGTTTGTTCCACTTGGTACTGAGTTACTCCATGTTGGTTTTGATGTTCCTGAGTCAACCCAGAATCCACCATTAAAGACTCCTATTAATAGAGGGTCAGCACTGTTTTGCCAGCCTGCTCCACCACTATTACTGTCGTCTGTTGAATCGTAAGTAGCATCTTGTATATACCCTTTTTCGCCTGCAACCGAAGTTCCATCATTTAGAGAAACTGGGTCGCCTTTGAAAATAGTATTAAAAGCACCGCCACCTGCGTCATATAGCTTGTATTCAGATTGACCAGAAGTTGCAGGTGTTGAACCCACAGTCATTACTGCTCTACATCCGTATCCAGCTGTACTATCATTCGCCATAGTTATTTTCCTTTTCTTAAGTGTACCTGCCCCGAAGGGCCTCCAGTACGGTTTATATTATTTTGTTGGTAGAAATTACTAAAAAATTATTTCTTTGAACCACCAAAAGTTACACGAGTCTGCCTTTCTTGATTGATTGGCATACTTGGGTGCTGTTCCTTAAGAATATCGTTGTTTATTGCATCATCTCGATCTTTATTTTGTTGTTTAAAATAATTTTCACGAGATTTCGCGATTTCTTCTGGTAACCTAGCCAGCACTAGGCCTCCTACTCCAATGACACCGGAATATTTTCCTGTTGTTAAAGATGGATAGTCTTGGTCGGGATATTCGTCAGCTCTCACTAACTCCCATCCTTCTCTTAATCTTGCTGACATATTTTTTGTGTCATCAAAACCAAGGACTTCAACTCTAATCCATCTGTGCCTGAATCCATCAGGTGCAGGTGGTGCATCGAGTGATGAGGGTGGAGTCCAAGTTTTTGGGGCTTCAGCCTTAGTTCTTGTTTGACTCGCACGAGAAGTTTTTACTTTTTCATTTTCCATATGCTTATGCTCCTTCCGTGATATTTAATTGTTTCGCATATTCTTCTAGCGGCACGCCTATTCTTTTAGCAATTGCTACCTGTGATGGCGAGAGTCTCACAGTTTTTTTGCGTCCTGTTGAGCTAGAACGTTTAGCTGATGCTACATTTTGAGCAGGTTTTGCTCTTTCTGTAGTTTGACCTTCTACCTTATCAAATTTATGGGGGAATTCAAGTCTTATTCTTTTATCAACTTCCTCATAATATTCGTCAGTCTTAGGATCATACCCTTCTTTTTCTACCAATACTTTATGGATATCAAAAGCGGTATAAGTCATTGCAGAATCATTACCAAACCAACCATTTCTAGAAGCCCACTCTTCAGCTCTAGGGTCACTTTGTTGTGCTGGTTGTTGTTGCTGTGGAGTAATATTAACTTCTTTTTCTCTAGAAGGTTTTTCCTTTTCCACTGCTTTTAAAGCATTTACTCTAGCAGACTCAACGGTTAAATTTGCTAATTGTTCTTGAGCTGTAATTTGTGCTTCAACGTTTTGTGATTCAATTGCATTTTTAAGAGCTAGTTTAGCTGCTGCCATACTAGTCGTAACTCTGTTTTCAAATTCACTAACATAAGATTTATCCAATTTAGATAATCTATTTTCTGCTTGATCTTTTTGTTGTTTAATAGTTTGAGCATAGGTGACAGCTTCTTCTCTCTGTCTTTCTGCTTCTCTCATTTTACGAGTTAGTTTAGCAATTCTTTTTTGAACGCCTTCACTATATTCTTTTAACTCGTCTTTTTCTTCTTTAGGGTCTTCCTTTTTTTCAAGTTTAGTTTCTCTTTCATTTTCATAAGTTTTATCCGCGGGGGCTTCAACTTTTTCAACTTCAATCTCTTCCTTGACTTCCTCTTGTTTGACCGCTTCTCCTTTTTCATCTAAATCAATTTCAGCTCCTACTGTTTCGCCTACATCAATTAGATCTTGTTTTTTTTTATCTTCTTCTGGCATAGTTCCTTCCTATGTTGTTAAATTAGATGAAGAATAGATTCAGGATCTTTTATAGTTCCTAAAACTTCGTCATCGTTTAATATTCTCACCTCACCACCTTCTATAGGTAATCTTGAACCAGCATATCTAGCAAAGATAACCCAATCTCCTTTTTTACACCACGGCTTGCCAAATTTATCAGTATCCGCGTATGCAAGATCTCCCATTTTTAAAACATAACCACAAGTAGTTGCAATTCTTGCTTTATCTAAAGTTTCTTGGGAAAATAATATTCCACCTTTTGTTTTGTTTTTTGGTGTAAAAGGTAAAACTAAAATTCTATAACCAGAGGGCTCTGGTAATTCATCAACTGTTTCGCTCCCAATATTATCGGGATGTAATGGATCAGGTTCGGGAGGTTGTTCTTTTTTTTCTTTTTCGTATTTTTCTTGAAGACCAAGTTTAATTTTTGGTACTTCCTTTTCCGTTTGCGTCTCCGATGTCAATAACGTTTCCTTGCTCATCTTCTTGCTCCTTTGGTTTTAGCAGGTTAGAGATATCCTGTAATGTTAATTGTATGGCGTGTGCCTGTCCTACTAGATACTTATATTTTTCCATATTGTCAACCCCTCCAGTAAGTATTGAGTCGCCAATATGTTGTAGTCTTTCTTTTAAAACTCTTTGAGTTTTAGTAATGATTGTTAAGTCTTCCATTATTTCCTCTTCTTCCTTTTTTTCTTTTTTGGTTTGCCGTATTTTTCTTCCCATTCTCTAGCAAGTTTGGGATTATTTTTCCAGAGATATCTACGTTGTTTCTCTGATTTAAAGGGCATTATTTAATAAGTTGACCACAATCCAAACATTCTTTTACTTGAATTTTTTGTTTGTTAAAACATTGACATCTTTTGCCAAATATTTTGTCAACTAATTTATTAAAAATATCCTTTAATTTTTTCATTAACCTCTCATTTTTTTTAAAGTTTGAGCAAGTCTTGCACGTTGGCCTAACTTACCTTTTTTCTTTGCAGCGGCTGCTAATTTTTTTGCAGGGATTTTTTCACCTTTTTTAATACCTAAAGATTTTCTTAAGGCCCCTGGTTTTTTAATTGCTTTTTGAATCCACTTACTAGCCATTATTTTTTTAACGCTTTTCCAAAACCTTTTTTTGCTTTACCACAACCTCTAACACTACCACCGTGTTTGTAACCTCTATCTAATTCACCAATTACTCTTCTTTTTTCAGCACGTCTATTTGGGTTCATTCTTTCAGCGTCAATTCTTCCGACTTCTTCTAAAAGATTCATTCTTCCTGTGTTTGGCATTATTTACTCGCTCCCCTAGATTCATCTCTTCTAGATTTATAACTTTGTGTTTTTGTAGACTCTTTTCCTCTTCGCATTCCTAAAGACTCGTCTAATCTGTCGTTAGCACCTTGTTTTTTAATGCTAGATCCTCCATAAGGAAATCTTACATTAGATCTTACTCCGTTTTGCCTCATTTTTTTCCTCCGTTTTTAAAAATTTGAGTTCCCTTTATACCAAAAATACTTCCAACGACAAGGATCCAAAGGGTACTGAACCATGTCGGGAGCGCCGCAAAATGCTCGAAGAAAATTTTTACTTTCTCCATAGCAACCGGATTGTCACTAAAGACTCCCCAAGCGAGCACGATTATGGGCGCGCTTAATATCACAAGAACAAATTCGTCCTTGTAGTCGTTTTGACGAGCTTCTAGAAGTTTACCTTGGTAAGCTTCCTCACCTCGCGCTTGTCGTTCTGCATGTAATAACTGTGCGTCCGACATAGCAACTTTTGATCTCTGCTTATTAGCATAAATTTTACTACCTGCAGATACAGCTAATTTAATTGCTGATAACCACATAACCTAGTACCATTTAGCTTTGACAGGTTTTTTATCTGCTCTCATCGCTTTTGTTCCTCTAACAGTTACTGTTTGAGTTTCAAAAGGATCAGTTGCTTCAATAGTAACCCCGCCAGTTTGGTATCCGTCTTTGCCAACACCTAATTCTTTTGTAATTTTAGGTGCTTTGACATAACCTGAACCTCTTTGCCAATCTTTGCTCATATTTTGCTCCTTATGTGTTTATTATAGTTAATTTTTTTTAAAATTTCTACCAAAATCGTGTCGTTTACTTTGATCAGCCATTTGTTGTTTTGCAATAGACACTCCTGCACGTAATCCAGCTAATTCTTCGTTTTGTTCAAGCTTTTCATCGTGTTGTTGGTCGTTCATCATAGCCTTCATTGTGTCTAAATCAAGTCTAGCTTCATTACTAGCGTTTTTGTCTTGATCTGCTCTTGCTTTAAGGTCTAATTCTCTTGATTTTAGTTTTAATAATGGATCACCACCTACTTCAGAACTAATTTTGTCTTCTTCTTTAGCATAATCCTTCATCATTTCTGCAATTAACACAGCTTTTCTTGATTCAATCTGTGAAGTTATCTGTTGAACTCGTTGTTGCATCTGCATTGCTTGTGGATTCTGCATCATTTGTTGTTGCATTTGTGGATTCTGCATCATTGGTTGTAGTTGTTGTTGAATTTGTTGCATTTCTTTCATTTCTTCAACAAATTCTAACTGAACTTGCTCTTGTGCCATTATAGAAATGTGCTCTAAAATATTTTTTTGTAAAGACATCATTGCCATTGGATTATTTTGCACCATTGAAACAGACATAAAACTTAAATGAGAATCAATATGAGCTTTATGATCTTGACCTGGATACGCTTGAAAAGGTTTTCCGCTAATAGCTAAAATATTTTCTAATGCTGGATCCATTGGTTGTGGTGGTTGTGGTGGTGGTAAAATTGAATTTACATTTTTAATTCCAATAGCATCATACATTGATCTATAGGCTTGATATAAATTATGAATTTTAGGATTTGATTGTGCTAGTTGTAATTGTGTTTGCGCCATTGAAATTCTTTGTGTTTGAGAAAAAATATTTGGATCAGCAACTGGTAAAATATCTATTCTATCATCAAAGTCTTGAACTTTAATTTCTCTTCTTGCTCCTGGTACATCATATGGATAAACTGGAGGTAAGTAAGTTTTAAAAACTTCAGCTAATAATTTAAATTCATTTTTAAGACCAACGTATAGTCTTTTGTGGATCGCTGACATTACTCTTGATCCTCTTTCTAATAATGCAACTGTAGTACCGACCGCGGCTTGTTGATTCATATCGCCTACTTGTGCATCAGCAATTGATGCAAATCTTTGAGCTCCTTGAACAACAGTACCCATTAAAGCTAATAAAGTTTGATCAGGTCCTTTAAATGGTAATTGCATAAATTGATCTCTAATATTTCCACCAGGTACATCAACATCTCTAAATTCTCCCGGTTGTAATGGTTGTGCATCATCACGCATTCTTACACCTCTAGTTTTAAAACCAGCTGGTAAGTTTGCTAAAGTTCCTGCATCTAATAATTGTCTTAAAGCAACAGTTGCAGTTCTACTTAATCCACCAATCATATGAATTAAACCTAAACCATAAAAACCAAGACCTGGTAAAAATTTAAAGTGAACAAAATAATCTTGTTTTTTCTTTAATGGATCTTGTGCTTTATAATTTCTTCTAATTGATAAAACTTTTGAGTTCGCTTCATCAATAGTTATAATATAAGGTAATTTAATTCCAGTAGGTTCCCCATCTTCCGGATCAACATCTTCATGACCGTCTAAATCTAAATTAACATGCATTTCTAAAATTGTGTACATGTCTTCTGTGCCTGTTTGTCTAATACCTTCTAATTCTAATTCTTTTTGTTTTAAAGCATCTTCTTGTAAAGGCGGTTCTCCCAAATCAATGTCTCTATAAAAGCCATTGATTTGTTGTTTACGTAAATCATTTTGAGAAATACGTATAACGTGGATTACAGCTTCCGCATCTTCTAATGAGGTAGCAGAATACGGAACGACTAAATCTTCAGCCGGTACAAATTTTGAAACGGCTCTTCCTAAAAGATCGTCATAATAAACTTTCTTAAAAGTAGAGCCGCTAAGGGGTAGATAGAAAAGCATTTGATCAAATTCTGGTTCATACTCTTTCATTTGATCCATAAGTTGATAATTCATAAAATCTTTTACACGTTTTGACTGTTCTTCTTTTGGAATATCTATATTACCCATAATTTGAGTTCTAACAGGTCCATCAGCTGGTAATAATTCTTTATAAGCTTGTGCTTGAAACTGTGTTACAGCTTCAGCTAGTACTGGGTGGGTTACACTTGCTGCACCTCTAAATGGTTCTGTTCTAGTTACATATTTAAATCCTAAAAGATTTAAACCTTCTCTATAACTTTCAACCCATTCTTGTCTTGATTGTTTATATTCTTGATATTTATCCATTAGTTCTGTTGCCAATGGATCTAAAACTTTATCTTCTAAATATTCTGCTAAATTTTCAAAGTGATCTTGTCCGCCTTCGGGATTAACTGTTGATGGATTAAATTCTATTTCTGCTCCACCTTCTTCATTCATGGTAACAGCAACATTGTCTTTGTTTTCTACGTTTTCTTTAATCTGTTCTTGGACAGCTATTACTTCTTCCTCTTTTGGAACTTCAATTGTAGTTGTGGTATTTAATGCTTTGTCTATATCAGCCATTTGATTATTCTATCCTCTATCTGTGATTGTTTCAACACCTTCTTCAATCGCAGTACTATCAGGTGTTTTCTTTACTGTCAAACTCTCGATTACTTCATTCAACATCGTAGGATCTGACTTTTTAGGAGGAGCAAGAGGTTCGGGATTAGCTGCTGCCCATTCTAGTAGTTGTGCTTGAGTAACTGGTTCATCATTTTCAGTATTAACAAAAGCTCCTAAAATTTGATTATATTTAATATCCATTATCTCTTCCTAGTGAACATTGAAGCTATGCCTTTTTTCTTCGGAGCGTATTGAGCTATTCCACCTTTTGCTATCATTCCATATTGAGCACTGTCTTGTTTTGAATAACTATCAGAAACACGAGATCCTATATCTCTTCCTCCTCTATCTTGTGATTTAGTTTCTTGGTAATAAATTTTTTGAGGTATATCTCCCTTTGCGGCAGCTTCCTGTTGATTTTTTAATATTTGTGCTTTTTGTGCGGCCGTTGCTGCTTCTAATTTTTTCTGTTGTTTCTTTTCCTCTTTTAATTGTCTTAAACGCGCAGCTTCGGTCTCTCCCAGTTTTTTTGCACCCATAATATTGTCTTGCGCTAATTTAATATTTCTAATGTGTGAAATTAAATTAGTTATTTTAGGTCCTGTTGCTGTTTGCATAGCTAACTCTGGAAAGCTTTCAAGTAATTGTTCATCTGTAAGAGCAGATTCCCCAGCAATAATTTGATTTATTAACTCTTTATCTAAGCCTTTTCTTTCTAATGTATCTGAAACTGTGTTAATTCGTTTCTCAAAACTTTCATCAGTTAAGTTATTTAAATTATATCCAGCCATAACACCTTCAGGCGTATTATAATTTCCTGTGTTAACTATTCTTCCAATGTCATCAACCCTAACGCCCAGATTACCCGCAATATTTTCTGTAATACCTCTTTGATTAACTGGCATCAAACCTTTTAAAGCAGTAATACCTTGTTTTGCGAATCCAAATGGCGTCATCATTGATATTCCTTTAAAGAAAGGTTGATTCACTATTCCTGAGATGCCCTGTTTAAATTTATTAAAAGCAGTTTGTTGGCCTGGGCTATCGTCGAAGTTAGGCATATCACCATAGTATGCACCTTCTAAAGTTGCTTCATCTGCAAACGGATCATCAATACCCATTGCTTTTAGTTGTTGGCTTCTTTGTAATGCTT